GCCCATCCGTCCCTTTGGCCGCACCAGTCACGTCGAGGTGGTACTCGGCGGTACTGATGAGGGTGAGACGCCATGAGTGATGTGCGTCTGCGCTGGGACGGCGGCAGGGTGCAGGAGAAGGTGAGGCGCACGATGACAAAAGCGCTGCGCGACACTGCCGAGGACCTGCTCACCGAGGCGAACAAGACGGTGCCGCTACGTGATGGCGATCTAATGCGCTCTGGCCTGGCTGACGTAGATGAGAAAGCGCTAGAGGCGAGCGTGTCCTATGGGCACGGTCCCGCCGCTCCGTATGCGGTGGTACAGCACGAACGCACGGATTTCCGGCATTCGGAGGGCCGTCGTGCCAAGTGGCTTGAGCTGGCACTCGATGAAAACAGGGCGCGATACCAGAACTACATCGCTGAGCAAATCCGCAAGGCGTTACGGGGGTGATACGATGCTCGAAGGGATCGCTCGATATCTCCATGAAAAGGGCATCGTCACCTTCGATCCGATGGGCGTGGCGGGCGATATTTTCATGGAAACGATGCCGCCACAGCCCCGCGACGCCGTAGCGCTCATGTCTACGGGTGGCGACGAACCGCTGGTGCGTCACCCGTTTGACACGCGCAAATTCCAAGTGCTCGTGCGCGGCGGGGCAGACCCGCGGCCACCGCTGGCGCGAGCGGAGGCGATCTACGACGCACTGCAGGGCCTTGCCGGAGTGACGCTCTTTGACGGCACGTATGTGGTTGCCATCGGAGCGGTCCAGGCGGGGCCGATTCGGCTGGGGCCGGATGAGAACGACAGGCATATGTTCTCGCTCAATTTTTGGATGAGGGTACATGTGCCGACGGAATATCGAAAGGGAGTGTGATAGCGAATGGCGTTCGTCGAGATTTTGGCTCGCGAACTGAAGGTCGAGATCAGGAATGGTAATGATTGGCTTGAAATCGAGGGCATCACGACCATCGGCCACACGTCCACCAAGACGGATGCCGACACGGGCCATTTCCAGGCCGCCGGACGTGCCCGTCATATCGTGGCCGAACGCGGCGACGAGTTCACGTTCACGTGTGTGTATCTGGTCGACCCTGATACGGGTGAGATCCCGCCGGGGCATAAAGCGTTGCGTGAGCTTGGCTCGAAGATCGGATACGAGTCCATCGGCGAGTTCCGCATTATCGGGCTGGGCGGGTACGGCATCCAATTCCGGGCGTCGGCCAACGTGGGTCAGCCGAGCGGTGGCCGCAACGATGCGGGCACGTTTGACGTGACGCTCACCGTTACGGACGACATCACGCCTGTAGAGCCGAATGGCGGCGGCGGGGTTGAAGGATAAGCAGGGCGGGGCTTCACGCTCCGCCCTTTCCCCACTTTAGGAGGTGGAACCGTGGCGAAGTTTATCGACTTTGACGCGTTTTGGGAAGAGACTAAGCCAGAAGAAGCAGAACCTAAACAGATCAAAGTCTTTGGTGAAGTTATCGATCTTCCGACCACGCTCCCGGCGCGCATCATGCTCAAGGCGATGCGCTATCAAGAGGACAATAGCCGCGGCCTTGGTGAGCAGATGGAAGCCTACATCGACGACCTCAAGCTGTTCGTCGGCGCTGATCGCGTGGAGCAGTGGCTCGACCGAGGCATCGAGGCTGTGCAGATCGTGCAAATCTTTACGCATATCATCGGCCTTTACTTGCCTGCCGCTGAGGATGGCGACGGAGAAGAGGGAAACGCAAAGGCCCCCGCGACGGGGGAGATGCCGAAGAAGCAAGGTCGATCCTCGAAGACTGGCCGCTGATTGAAGCCGACTTCCTGCGTGAATACCGTATCGATCTACGCGAAGCGCTGCGGGATGACACATTCTCTTGGCGGCGCTTTTTGGCGTTGGTACGCGGCCTTTCGCCGCAGAGCGCTTACGCCAATGCGATTGCGTATCGGCGTCACAAGCACGAAAAGGGAGGCGGCGAGACGCGCAAGATTACCGATCCCCAGGAGGCGACGATGTACTTGCGTGGACTTGTGACCACCAAGAAGGCGAGGTGATCACGTGGCGCTGCAAGTGGGCGAGCTTTACGCTCTTTTGAAGCTTGACGACGCGCAGTTCAAAAAGGCGCTTGAAGACGCAGAACGTCGAATGAGCGACCTTGCGAAAAAGAGTTCCGCAGCTTTTGCGGCCATCGCCGGGTCGATCACCGCCGCCGCCATCGCCGGGGGACGGTACGCAGACCAGATGCAGGCGATTGCCGGGCAAACGGGCCTCGCGGTAGAGAGTGTGCAGGCGCTCTCGCATGCCGCCATGCGGTTTAACGCCGATTTGGGCCTGCTCCAGACGAGCCTTCGCGCGTTCGTCCGGCGTTCCGCTGAGGCGGCGCAGGGCAACATGACCTTCCTGCAGACCTTCCAAATGCTGGGCATCTCGCAAGATGAGGTGGCCGCTGGTCTGCATGACATCGAGGGGCTATTTCTCCTCGTTGCCGAGCGGATTTCCCGACTGCCCACGGAGGCGCAACGATCTGCCGCGGCCATGCAGCTTCTCGGTGACGCAGGTCGCCAGCTTGTGCCGATGCTGTCACAGGGCGCGTCTGGCATCCGCGAGGCGATGGAGGAAGCGCGTCGACTAGGCATCGTCACCCGCACTGAAGCGGTAACCGGCCTTGCCGACCTTGTGAGTGAGCTGGATGTTCTGCGGGCGCAGCTTGGCGGCGTGTCGCGAACGTTGGCCGCTGAATTCGTGCCGACGATGAGGACGGCGATCTCGCTGCTCTCGCAGGGTGTGGCCACTGTCGCCAACATGGATGAGGGTACGCGTCGCCTTGTGGGCACCATCGGCATCGGCACGGTGGGCTTTGTCGGCTCCATGGCGGCGCTGACGACCGCCACGTGGGGCGCGGTGCGGGCGTGGCAGGCACTCTCTGTGACGCTTCGCCTTGCGTCCGGCCCCGCTGGATGGATCGCCCTAGCGGCAAGTGCAGTGATATCGCTCGCGGCTGGACTTGGTTTGGCATCATTCCATGCCAGACAGGCGAGTAAGGACGTCCAGAGGTTCTCCGATCTCGCAGATTTGGACCGCGAGCTTGAGCGCGTAAACCGTGAACTCGCCGAAGCGGAAGCTCGCCTAAAAGAGCTTCAAAAGCAGTGGAACGCCCCCGTTCCCGGCGGCCCGCGGGTTACGGTTCGCGCGGTTCTGGAAGCGGAGTCGCATGTTAAACGGTTGCGCGAGGAGCGAGACGCTCTATTACAGCAAAGAGAAGAGCTGGAGCGTCTGCAAGCGGAGCAAAAAGAATGGATTGATACTCTTACTTCTTCTCTTGGAGTAGCAGAGGAAACTGAATCGGAAGTCTATCGCCGATGGCGTGAGGATATTGAAAATATTAATCGAGCGCTTGATGTCACACTCGAAAGGATCATCGCCTATCGGCAAAATATAGATGCCGCCATAGACCAGGCTTCACTGATCCGCTTGGTCGAATGGGAACGGGTGGCGACGCTAGAAGAACAGCTGAGGACGCAGGAGGCGATCATCGAAGCTACTTCGCGTGCGCTGGCGGATGAGCGTCTGCTCGCCGGTGAGGCGCAAGAGTTGGCGTACGCGCTGGAGATGGCAGAGGCTCGTGCGATTCGACTGCGGGCCGAGCTGGCTGAAGCTCGGGAAGCGCTGTTTTTGAGTGAGTACGCAACGCAGTTTGAAGAGTACGATCGCTTGCTCCAGCTCCTCACGCTTCATTTTGAGACGGGACGCACGTCTGCGGAGCAACTTGCAGAACAAGTTGGTCAGATTCTGGAGCGGCTGAAGGAGCTGGACGACGGCACGGTCTCATACCTTTCGCGCCTACGTCAGTGGCAAGCGTTGCATCAGCGGATCCTTGCGGCGGTCCCCACGAGAGAGGCGATTGAGCCGCCCACGCCGCCACTCCCCGAGGTACTGCCCGCTGAGGAGCGGTTGCGGAGGCAGTTTGAACGCATCCGCCTCCTCGTCGAAGCGGACCTTATGCCTGTTGAGGATGCTGTTGCCCAACTCGTTGCGCTCCGCGCAGAACTCATTCGCATGGCGACGCAGACGGGAAGCCTCGCGAGCGCAACCGATGAGCAGATTCAGCTCTTCATCCAGCTCACGGCCGCGATGGAGGCGTGGATCGAGTTGCTAAAAGAGGCTCCGTCGCGCCTCGAAGAGATCCGCGCCGAAATGGAGCGCGCCCTCGGCGTCGGCATGGCTGTGGAGCGGGAGATCGCTCGGGCGACGGGGGCTGACTTTGATCCACTGCGCTATGAGATTGATGTTCGCCTGCGTGCTATCCGTGACATGTTTGATGTCACGGGTGAGCTGACAGAGGAGATGCAGGAACTCTTGCTGGTCGTCTCTGCTCTCTCTCGTGAGGCAGAGGCGCTGGCGCTGGAGCAAGCAGTCGTCACGTCGGCGCTGGATGCCTTTGGCCGAAACTTGGGCGACATCGGCAGGGTGCTCTCCCGCTCGATCCGATTCGAGGCGGGGCGCGGCTTGGGCGGGTTCTCGCTCGACCCGACGGCGTTTCTCACGGGCGCGGTCGCAACGGGGATTGACATGCTCTTCCGCGCCATCGGTGGCCTGGACAGCTCTTCGGCGGCGCTAGAACGAGCGGCGCAGGCGCTACAGCAAGCGTCGGAGTCGTGGCGGCGGACGCTGACAGAGAGCCAGTTCCACGAATTGGTGGCGGTCGATCCAAGCGGCATTATCCAGGACCTGCAGCGCGCACGTCACGAAGTCGTCCGCGAAATGGAGCGGTTCGAACGCTGGGGCGTCTGGCCGTGGGAGCGCGAAGCATATGAGCGCCTCAAGGCGCAGCTTCGCGATATTGACGCCGCTTTGACCGAGATCCAAAACGGCTGGATGGACGACATTGAGCAGCGCATCGAAGAGCTGCTGGGCATCACGACACGCGGACTGCAAGGGGCGGTTTCTGGCGCATTTAGCGCATCGACCGCAGAAGACTTTGCGACAAACATGGAAAACGCCCTGCGCGCACGTGTGAGAAACGCCTTTGTAACGGCTTTTCTCGAGAGCGCGACGATGGCCCCGCTTTTTGAGCAGCTCGGCGACATGATCCGTGAGGCGCTTGTTGATATCCGCATCTCACCCGACGAGATGGAAGGCATTCGCGAGATCATGGACGAGATCAAACAGCGCTCACAGCCCTTCTACGAGCTGCTCGACGAGATGGGTCTCCTCGCCGACGTGACGGAGCGGGTGAACCGCGAATTCGAGCGCCTCGTGAACGTGCCGTTAGGCAGGCGCGTGCTCCAGGCGTTGCGCTTCCAGTCGATGACGCCCGCGGTCGTGCCAACGTTCCACGGAGGCGGCGTCATGCCCTACGACGGACTCGCCCACCTGCGCCGCGGCGAGATCATCCTCACGCCTGAGCAGGCGCGGGCGTTGGGCGGCGGCGGTGGCGACGTGCATTTACACTTCCACGGTCCCGTGTACGGCCTCGACGACTTTAACCGCCGCGTTGAGGACGCAGCTATGGCTCTGCAGCGCCGTGAAGGCCTGCGCCGTTATTCAAATCCGGTGGCAGGGAGGGTAAGGCGCTAATGGCGACGACGCTGGGCGGGGTGGAGATCCCCGCGACGTACGTGGAGGAGACGAGCAGGCAGATCATCGGCGGGGGTATCGTGCGGGCGGTGGACGGCACCGCTCACCGTACCCCCGTCCGCATCATACGGACGTGGCAGCTTGAGACGAGGCCGATCACGTACGCGCAATACAAGGCCATCGAAGACATGGTGCTGTCGACGGGCGGTGGCGCGGTAGCGTTTCACTCTTCTGAGTGGGATGTAGGATTCACCTATGTGTACATCGTGGCGTTCGACGATTCGCGGATGCTGATCCCTGACACGACTGCGCCGGGCAAGAGTTTGCACACGGTGCGCTTGACGCTGGAGGAGGTGTAGGTATGGCCTACGATCCCAATGTCCCGGCACCTGACAACCTAGTGCAGGACGACATTGCCGCAATGCGCGAGAACTTCCAGCACCTGGCGCCGCTGGCACAAGCCGTCGACGAGCTGCAGGCCGTCAGCGGGCTGGCGTCGGTTGCCAACGAGTTGCAGACCGTCAGCGCGTTGGCACCGTATGTCCAGGCGCTCCTCGACTCCCGCATTGTCGAGATGGGCAGCAACGCGAACGGCGAGTACGTGCGGTGGGAGAATGGGCTGCAGGTCTGCTTCGTGCGTATGGCCGATGTTTCTGTTACTACCTCAACCGTCACCGAACAAGGACTGACAATTTACCGGGCGACGGTCGTCTGGACATTACCAGCGGAGTTCGTTAACCCGCCCGTTGTCTTGCACGTCGCCAGAACCTCTAGCGTCGCGCGGCTGGCGTCGTCCATCATGACGGAGAGTGAATCCACCAATTCGGCAGGCCTGGTTTTTGCCATGCTGTCGGACACAAGTTTGTTTCCAAGACTCGTCGCGTTGGCCATTGGGAGGTGGAAGTGATGCTGGTGCGCTGGTCCCCCCAACGCAGCGACCGCCAGCTCTTCTACGCATTCCCGGAACTAGACGTAATTGAAGCCACGCTGGACGGCGTGACCGACCGGTTTGATTTCAGCGGCCTCCCCGACGGCGAGCTTGATGTGTCGGCCCTGGAGACGACGCTGGACATCTGCCCCGTGTTGGCCGCGCGGCGGGTGAATGGGAAGCTTGAGGTGACGTTACTCAAGTTCCACGGGCCGAATGCGCCGGTAGAGGAGCGGTTCCCCGCACCCGAGGTGATCGAGTAATGGCTATCGGATGTGAAGGGACTCTCTAGGAAAATGGCGAAACCCCGCCACTACCCAAGACGGGAGGTGGCGGGGCGATGGATGAACAGGTACAGGTGAGGATGGTCTACAACCCCGCTGAGGCACCGATTTTCGTCGATGCGTGCCAGGTGATGGTGCATATCTTAGACGGCAAACCTGAGCGGGTGATGTTCCTGGCGGTGCATGTTTCCCCGATTCCGGAACCCGACGGAACCCGGATCGGCACTGTCGTCGGCAAGTGGATTATGCCCTTGAAGGCTGCCCAGCAATTCGCCAAAGAGATTCATCAGAAACTCGACGAAGTTGAACGGGAGGCCGCAACTAGTGATGACGGCGAGTAAGTTCCGTCACCCGGGCTCCCGGGAAGAACGCGGCCAGATTGTCCGATTCCCCGTCTCGCTGCCAGAGGCAAAGGGCGATTTGCGGGCAGAGATGGAAAACTTGCTTCAGTCAACGGAATACGCATGGGAAAAGCTAAGCACAGTCTTTGGGGGAGAATGGGGAAGAGGGGGCGGTAGTCAAGTGCCCGACACTGACAGGAATGACTACCGGGACAAGTGGCTCGATGAGCGCTTTGCAAAGCTCGATCAGAAGATGGAATTTCAGGCCCGGATTGTCGACGAGCGCCTGAATGCCTATGGAGCGAAGCTCGATCAATTCTTGGGCGAAATGCGAGACCGGGACAATCAACGGCACAGCGAGATACAGGGGATCCACCAGAAAATCGACGCTATCAACCGGTGGATTGCGACCTTGACAATCGGGGCTATCGTGACAATTCTCGGGGCCCTGCTGACACTGATTTACTCGCGCTAGTTGGCAGTACTAAGGACAATCTCGCTCTGGCTAGGCAACATCTTCGGATGTTGCCTTTTCTGTTTGCGTGGAGGTGGTATCGGTGGCTAACCTACAAGCCGCATGGCGCACCAAAGAGCAAATCGAGCAGGAGCGAGAGGCCCACGCCTGGGCCTCTCTTCGCGCGGAGCGCAACCGCCGCTTGGTCGAAACGGACTGGATCATGCTGCCCGATGCGCCTGTGCCGCCGGGCACGACCCGCGAACAGTGGCAGGCGTACCGGCAGGCACTTAGGGACGTGCCACAACAGCCCGGCGCGCCGTGGGATGTGACGTGGCCGGAGCCACCGCAACAGTAAAGGAGGTGCTGTCGTGTCACTTATTCCATCGATGACGACGAGAGGCGTCCGCGCCCTCGTGCCAGGAATCCCAGTGTACCAACCGCCGCGTCGAAACGCCGTACGAGTCCGCGTCAAGCGCCACGGTGTGTGGCACGACATCACCCATCGGGTGCACCGTGGCGTGGTGCGGCATACGAACGACGACCCCGTCGCGACGTTAGAGCTTACCTTGCTTAATGGCGAGGGATATCCTAGTCTTGCGCCGCGAGTGAAAACTTCGCCGCTCAATCGCGTGGAGGATCGAACGAGGTGGAGTGACATCACCCATCTCAAATGGAGCGACATTGCCCATATGCGGTGGAAGGACTTGCCGTTGGTCAATCGCTATAGCCCGCTCCTCGACCGCTACAACGAAATCATGGTCGAGGCGGCGGTCAGCACGGACGGGAGCGAGCCGACTGATTTTGTGCCTGTGTTTCACGGGCTACTTGGCGACGACATCCGTAGTGAGCACACTGCGGACGCGGGCGTCGTTATACACATCAGCGCACGCGACATGGCAAAAAGGCTCCAGGATGACTTTATCCTTGAGCCGATTCGCTTCAAAAATGCGTATGCGTCGCAGATTATACAGGGGCTTTTGAATGACCGTTTCGGCCCCGGTGAGATCCAACTTTATGTGGTCGGCGAGGACGACTTTTGGATCGATGAGGTGACGTTTGAGTACATCGACACCTGGCAGGCGATCCAGAGTTTTTGCGAGCAAAGCGATAAGGATGTGCGCTATCTGTACGACCCCGTGAGCGGCGAGATCCGTCTCACGTACTGGACTCCAGACACGACGATGACGCCAGTCTGGAATGTCCAGTCAAGTGACATCATCCATGAGACGTTGCAAACGAGCGACGCTAGCCTGCGTCACGGAGTCGTCATCCGGTACGTCGACGCAGATGGCAATCGCCAGCAGGTGTCGATCGTCGACGAGTCATTGCGAAAACCCAAGGAACCACTCCGTATCGCGCTCATCGAGGAGGCCGACACGTCATATATCCGCGATGAGGAAGCGGCCCAGCGCATGGCGCAAGCCGTGTTCGCGGCTCTTCGCACCGAGCCAGCGACGGATCTCTTGCGCATACCGTTTCATCCGTACATGCGGATTTACGACGTGATTGCGGTCGAAAATCCGAAGCTGAGGTCTGAATTCGAGCTGTACGCGATTGAGGACTTGCAATTCCACTTTTCGGCCGATGAGTGGTGGACGGAGATCACCGCGAGCGAATCGGTGAAAATCCGTCACCAGATTTGGCTGGCGAAAGAGGCGAAACAGGGCGTCAAAGCTCCGATCAAGGGGGATGAGCTACGCTTCGGCGATGTGCCGGGCGACCGCCTTGAGCCGGGGTCCGTGAAGGAGTACATCCTCGATCCGGCTGTTTTTTCCATTACGCCGTCATCCGTTCCCGAGCCATCGTCGGGGTCTCTGGAAGACCTGTGGGATAGGGACCCCGAGACAGGCGTCACATTCCCGAGCGCACCCACGATCACCTTTAGGTATCCCGTGTACCAGGCCAGCGATGCCATCGAGGTACACGTGGGTGATCAGGCTCGCGGGTATGTGCAGATGCGCCATCGGGATACGGGGCAGTGGATCAATGTCCTGGGGAGCCAGGCAAACCCGGTGATATTCCTGCCAGGCTGGAGTTACCATCGGTTCGATGGTGGCAAACTCTACTTCGGGCGTGAATATCGCCTCGTGCTGCTCGACAACGTCCGCATCAACGAGGTGCGCTTCGAACGCATCACCGTCGCAGACCTCATCATGGCCGGAAAGCTCCGACTCACGGGCGACATGACCATCGAGGGAGGCGATGGAACCATCACTTTCGACGCAGGCGGACTGCGGGCAGAAAAGAATGGAAATACGACATTCGAGATTTCCGCCGAGGGGGATGCGTTCTTCGGGGGCACCCTGGCGGCGGGCATTGTGACTGGAGATACTGTTGTACCTGGCACTTTAAGCGATCTAAAAACCTATGATTTCCGAAGCGAAATTGCAACCATATCGCCAAGTTTCGTGGACATGCCCGACATGAACATAACATATACTGTCACGAAACCGGGGAGGCTCTTTGTTATGGTCGCGGCACCGGTTATGGGGTACGCTAGTTCGACGTCATATGTTTTCCCCCAAACTCGGTTGCTAATAGATGGGGTAGTGGTACAAAGCGACCCCAACCCATCCCCACCCTCAACCGAATTTGATAAATGGTATGAGCGATTAATGCGAGCATCTGTTCCGGGAACGTATTATTTTCAGCGCGATTATTTGGACCCAAATGTATTACCGGTTAACATTAATGTGAAGGTACAGTGGAGGTCGGCGTTGAGATCTGACAACATAAGCGATGCTGTCCGACATGTTTTTAATAGGGGCAGGGGGATGGCCTTTATCCTACTGAAGTAGATATGATAGCCTCTAAGTTGACAGGAGGTGATTCCATGATAACGCGACTATTGATCACCGCGGTGGGGATTTTGATGTTAGTCGTCTCCACGGCATACGCTGACGACGGTGCTGTTTGGATTTGGCATGGTATGGGTAACGGAGCGCCCCTCGGAGCCGACTTCCACGGTATCTTAGGAACTATCGGATTGGTGTTCTTCAGTGCGAATGAGGAGCTACCTTCGCCTGGCCCTTCAGTGTCGGAAACTCCACTTAGCGGGGCCGAAACGATGCTGGGGGCGTTCTACGAGCGTGCTCTTGGCAACGTGACTGCGGGGATCGGCGTGGCTCGATTGAAGCGGACCCAAGTCGGGACAAAGACTGTAGCCGTGGACGG